TTGTATTGATCAAGCAGAGGAAGTAGAAGAAGATAAATTAACCGAACTTAAACTTGCTTGCAGGAGAACTATTAGCGGGCAGGCTATTCCTTATAAATATGTTTATTCGGCTAATCCGAGGGATTGTTATTTAAAGAAATCATTTGTTTTAAATAAAAATGAAAATGGAAGAATTTATTTGCCAGCTTTACCATCGGATAATGACTACCTACCGAAGGATTATGTACCAAGAATGGAATATGTCCTGAGAAACAGACCCCAACTATTAGCAGCTTACAGGGATGGATGTTGGGATATAATGGCTGGTGCAGATTTAGTTATCCAACTTGCCTGGATTGAAAGATCTTACGAGACAAAACTCCACAAAGCTGTAAGAAAGGTAATTACTGTTGATCCTGCAAGATTTGGAGATGATGAAACCGTAATTTATGGTTTAAAGAATACTGATATAGTAGATGATGATATATTCGGACAACGAGATGCGGATTATATTGCTAACCAAGTTGAAAAGATGGCTTTTAGACTTAGACCCTCTGTAATTATTATTGATATTATCTATGTGGGTTTAGCTGTGGCTGTTCTCTTACGAGCAAAAATGAAAGAGTGGGATTGGAAATGTCTTCTTATAGAATTTAATGGTGCTGAAAGACAAAAAGCAGGTGTTCCCGATGCTTTCTACAATAGACGAGCAGAAGCTACATGGCTCGCTGGAGAAATGTTTGGGAATAATGAGATACAATTAACTTACAAAGATGAAGATTTAGAAAGAGAACTCAATGCTTATAAGTATGAATTTAAAGGGGATCAGTTAATAATCCAACCCAAGAAGATAATGAAATTAGCAGCAAATTTAGGAAAATCTCCAGATCATGGCGATGCGTATATAATGGGCTTGTATGCTTTGCAATATGCCCGTGAAGAGTACGTAACCAAACATTATTTTAATAAACAAAAGAAAAGAAGTCATTCATTTATGACTGCATAAATTTAATTGCTAATAGCAACTACTTGACAACAAAAAAGAAATATGGTAATATGAATAAAATAAATGTAACCTTACAAAAAATAATTAAAGAATTAAGAAAAGTTCTAGAAGAAAATCCCAACTTTACTGGTTCGGTAACTACGAATTTTTGTCGTGGAGGGGTTTCTAATATAGAAAAAAGGGAAAATCTGAAAATTAAATAGCTCATCTACCATGTGTAGAAAGAGTAACAGGGGCGTCATGCGTCCCTTGAAAAACTGAATACAGTCGTACTCCTAATTGAGTACAAACAGAGACTGCTCTAAAAGAAGTTCCTATTATAGGAAACCACTCTTATGAAGCTCTGGTAATCGAAAGATTATCAGGGCTTTTTTATTTTGGAGGATAAATGGACAAAACAAGTAAAACGAATACAGAAAGCAAATTAATGGAAATGTGGGGTGATGCTAAGAAGGGGCATCGAATATGGCGAAATGATGCTATACAGAATTATGAATTTGTTTGTAATAATCAATGGACTCCTTCAGATAGAGCTTTATTAGAAATAGAAGAAAAACCTTGCTTAACCTTTAATCATATTTTACCTATTGTAAATCTTTTATCTGGGATGGAAAGACAAAATAGAGCTGATGTAAAAGCTTTTCCAAGAAAAGGTGGAGTAAGAATTATTGCGGATGCCTTTACATCTCTTGCAAAACATTCTATAGATTTATGCCATGGTGAAACTGAACAATCTATGCAATTTGTAGATGGCATAATTTCGGGAAAGGGTTGGGTAAAAACCGACATAAGTTTTAAAAAAGACAAAATTAATGGAGACCTTGTCCTAACAAGAAGATCTCCATTTGATATGTATGAAGATCCTAATGCTACTAAATACGATCTAAATGAATCAGCAAAATATATCTTTGAATGTTTTTGGGGAGACAAAGAACAGATCGAACTTCTTTGGGATAAACATAAGGAAGATATAGAAGAATATATAGCCAATCCTCAAGACGAAGATATGATGGATCGTACTGGTAAACTCATCAGACAATCGGATAAAGAAGACAGAGATCCTTCACTATATAATTATCGATTAAAAGAAATATGGTGGAAAAGTTATAAAAAACAATTGTTCCTAATAGATGGAGCTACTATGATGTTTAGTCCTGTCCATGATTCTCAAAAAGATGTAGCAAGGGCAGTTGTAGAAAAAGAAAAAAGACAAGCTGAAGCTCAAAGTAGACGACCAAGATATCGATTAAAAGAAGACATCATTGAAGTCTTACATGTGACTACTATGTTGGGAGATATGATATTAGAAGATATCGAAGATCCCTACCATGGAATGACTTCATTCCCTATACAAAGATTCTGTCCTTATTGGTTTGACGGAATTACTTTTGGAGTGGTTGAGGGTCTTAAAGATCCACAAGTAGAAATAAATAAAAGATCTTCTCAGATGCTTCACATCCTTAATCATACAGCTAACACAGGTTGGATTGTTAACGAAAAAGAACAAAATACTATAGATCTTTTAAGCGAAGAAGGTTCAAAACCTGGAGTTATAGTCACATGGTCGAATAAAGAACCAACAAAAATCGAACCAAATAAATTTCCTGAAGGACTTTTCATTTTAAAACAAGATGATGAAGCAAGTATGAAAAAGATTTCAGGTCTTAACCCAGACATTATGGGTCAAGGAGATAAAAGAACTGATTCGGGAATTGCTATCTTGCGGAGACAACGACAGGGAGCAACGATCTCCGAGCCAGTTTATGATAATTTCAGACTTTCTCAAAGGATTTTTGGGGAAACATTAATTGATATGATTAGACATTCTAATGTCTATTCACCAGCCGAAGTTGCCCAAATAATGCAAGAGGAAAAACAGGAAATTGATATTGAACAACTTTATAAGGCGATGAAATCTTGGGCGGTTGGACACTATGGTTTTAAGGTTGAACAACAGCCGAATCTTCCTACTATGCGAATGGCAAATCTTGAAGTACTTATGAACATGGCAAACGCTGGATTACCCATACCCATAGATGTGATTATTGAACAGAGTGATATCCCCAACAAAGAGGAGATCGTAGCCAGAATTAGAGAAGAAGCCCAAAGAGTTCAACAGGAGGAGACACAACAACCTGCCCGTCAAACCAAGGGTAAAGCTTCACCTCCAAAAATGCAAAGTCTCGTAGGTAAGGTCTAATGACAACGAAAAAATATTATCGAGAACATAAAGAAGAAATGATAAAAAAAGCCTTACAGTGGGAAAAAGATAATCCTAAAAGATGTAAGGAAGTTCACAAAAAATGGTGTCAAGATCACCCAGAGAAGATAAAAACATCTGTGAAGAAACGTCAAGAAAAAAATCGTCAATACATTCAAAATTACAAATTAAATAGAGGTTGTGGGGTTTGTGGTTATAACACATGTGCTGCTGCCTTAGATTTTCACCATTCAGACTGTAGAAAGGTGGGAGAGAAAAAATTTACAATTGCACACATGGTTAATGGTAATTGGAGCTTAGAAAAAATTGAAAAAGAAATAGAAAAATGTGTGATTCTCTGTGCTAATTGTCATAGAGAGTTACATGATAAAGATACTCCCTGTCAGTCATAATAAAAAATACTGATGTAAAGTCAGGGTTAATCTTTACTACGAAGTTCGTAGGATTACTCTAGACTCTCAGAGGGAAAGGAGAGGAAACACATGGAAAATAAGGAAGTGAATGTTCAGGAAGAAAAAGTCTACACCAAAATCGAACATGATGGCGTAATTAAGGATCTGCAAAGCGAAAGAAATTCACGCCAACAAGCTCAATTTAGTCTAGATGCAAGCAAAAGAGAATTAGAATCTCTACGGAAAACTATTGAAGAATTGAAAAATTCCAAACCAATAGAGTTTGCTTCAGATAAATTAGAATTTGAAGGTAAAGATGAAGATTACGCAACCGTTAAAGATGTCAGAAAAGGATTTAAAAGTGTTGAAAAAGAAAGTGCTGAAAGATTTAAAGTAGCACAGAAGGCAGCAAAAGTAGCAGCAGAACAAGAAATAGCACAACAAAATTTTGACGAATCTTGTCGGTTAGCAGAAATTAAATATTCCAAATTAGCAAGTGTTGGTTTAGATTTTCAAACAGTTTATGGAGTAGCACTCAAACGGATTGGTAGAAATACATACGAGCAAGCAGCAATTTTTCATTCTAAAGATCCAGGCGAAAGGCTCTATAAAATAGGTTGTGAAGATCCTGAAATAAAAATGAAACTTGATTTAGAAGAAAATCAAGAACTCCTTCAATCTATGGAAACTCGCAAGGTAGACAAAGAAATTCTAACGGGTGGTATTAAGATAAAGAGTAATGAATTCTTTACACCACGAGAAGTCAAGGATATGACTCCGTCGGAAGCAGCTGCCAATATGCCAAAGATCGAGAAATCAATGGTCGAATGGCAACGACTTAGAAAAGAGAAAAAATAAATAGAAAGGAGTGAAATTTAATGCCACAGACAGGTATGTCTTTTGGAAATGAAGAAATAAGAGACGCTGTCCCAATAATATTCGCTGCTAAGGTTTTAAAGGAAATCGAAGATAAATTGGTTTTCGGAAAAATCGCAACTAAAGAATATGAAGGCGAAATAAGTGAAGTCGGCGATAGAGTTGTAATCAGAGGACTTGGAGAAGTTACTATCAGGAAATACGATCCCAAAACAGCTAAGGCTGCTAGTGTAGATCCTGTTCAGTACGAAACCCCTCAAGATTCAGCTATATTCCTGGATGTTGACCAGGCTTACTACTACGGTATAAGTATGGGCGACATCAAGAAAAAGCAATCTGACCTTAACCACATGACGAACTATGCTCAAAAAGCTGGTTTCGGATTGGACGCAAAGGTTGATAGTTACATAGCTAGTCTCTACAACATGGGTGCTATGGGAGTTACACCTTACGTACTAAATGCTAGTCTTGATAGTGAAAAGATTACCAGTACTATTGGTGAATTATGGGATGCTTTACAACTAGTCAATGTTGATAAAAAATGGATAGTTCTCCCATCTTGGGCTATTTTAAGACTATTATATGCTGGAATCGTTCTTGCTGAAGATTTAAAGGGCGACCTAAAGAATGGTTTCATAGGACGAGTGCTGAATTTTGACATGTATCAGTCTAACAGATGTGCTGCACCTGATGCAACAAAATGGCACAATGCCATTATGGCTGGAAGTTATGATTCGATTGCGTTCGTACAGCAAATAATAGAAACTGAAACCCTTAGATTGTCAAGTGACTTTGTTACCGCTACCAGAGGTTTGCACGTTTGGGGTTCAAGGGTAATCAAACCTAAAGAACTCTATTGGGCTGACATGACTGGAAAAGCAGAAACTAAAGTGTAATGTATAGGGGGAGTTATCTCCCCCTTTGAAATTTAATAAGAAAGGAGAAAGAAAATGGCTTATAAAGATATTATTGAAACCAGCAATACAGACTTAATATTGGATGGAATGAAACAACTGGCAGTTGTTAGTGCCACAGCTAATAAAACCTTTACTGGTGTAGCTTTGGTGTTTAGTGCACCAGCGGGTGTTTATACTATTACTGCTACTGGTCTTGGTACTGCAATTAATGCTATTGGTGATCAAATAATTATCAAAGGTTCAGTAGATACTACTGGTTTGATAAATAATGATGGTATATACACTGTTGTTACTACTGCTGCAAATGTTCTTACCGTAGCAGAATTGGTTACTCCTGCAGCGAGTGTTAGTACTGCTAATACTGTAGATGAAATAGATACATTCGTACTCCATCCGACTAGAAGGACTGGACAAATTTGTGTCTTTGTAATTAATAGTGCTGCTAACAATCCGACTATTAGTTTTAAACCTGGCGGATACTGGGCTGCTAAAATCGAAAAGGGTTTACCCAAGATACAAGGAACTCCACTTGGAGCTACCAGTAATCTATTCCAAGTAGAAACTGCACCATATTTGCAGACAGAAGAAAAGATACTAACTGGGACAGTACAGCAAAAAGGATCGATACTTATGAGGATGATCCCTGCTGCCAGTACTTCAGGAGCTACTGTAAAAGTTGGGTTCATTCAGTTAGCTTAAAAAAATGAAGGATAACGAGTTCCGAAATCTTTTGTACCCCCTTTAGAAAATAGGAACTTGTTGTCTTTCTAGTAAGGGGAGGAAATTATGAAATTTTATTCAGATACAAAAGAATTATCAGTCTTCAATAGAAGGAAAAAAATTGCAAATTTTACAAACGGAGAATTTGATACCGATAATCCAGACGTAATTGAAAAATTAAAACCACATTTTAGATTTGAAAGTCCTAAAGTGATATCTCATCTTGCGGCTTTTAACAAATTAAAAAAAGAAGCTGCTAAATTGGGAATCGATACTAAAGGAATGAAGAAGAAAGAAATTGAGAAAGTATTGGAGGAATTGAAATGCCAGCAAGATTCGAGGCGTGTCGTAAAGCAGGGGGAAGAATAAGAACAAAAAAATTATCTGGTGGAAGGTATCAACATATATGTTATATAGGAAATCAATCTTTTGCTGGGGAAATTCATAAAAAGAAGGAAAAGAAATGATACTAAAATCGGATCTCATTGATACAGTCAATGAAGCTTTAAATAGAAATTACTGTGCTGGTACAGAAAAAAGAAGTTGTTTAAAAGATATCGAGACAGCTTCTAAAGCTAATCCTTGTAGTATCAAAATAACAGGACATGGCTATTCTACTGGAGACAAAATCTGGATTAAAGATGTTGAAGGTATGCTTGACCTGAATGATAAGACTTACACAGTAACTAAAGTAGATGCTGATAATTTTACTATTGGTGTGGATTCGAGTGAATATGATGCTCACACAGCAAATACTGGAACTTGTGTTAGAGATGATTTAGATGAGAAGATAATCACTACCTTAATAGGTCTCTCCAAAGAGGGTGATTTTCTACAAGATGAATTTAAAAGACAGACTATAGCCGAAAGAGATTATTATAGTCTACCTGATAATTTGAAGAAATTATTATTTGTAGGATTGAAAAGTTATGATGCCGACCCCGAATTAGATAACGCTACAATATATAAAGATTTAATATACGAAAGATGGAAAATGTACAAGAGGAACATTTACCTTTCAAGCACTACAGGAACTCCCACACGCTACACCTGGCAAAGTGGATATATGTATCCTAGACCAATCCCAGATAAAGTTTATAATATGTATTTTTGGTATTCTTTTCATCATCCAAAGGCAGTAACTGTTGATACTGTGGAATATAAAGCATGCGATCAAATTCTCTTTAAAGACATTTATCAAGAAGCTCTTGAAATGGGATTACTTTATAGAGTTGCTTTGAGTCTTGGATTAGCAGATGCTGCAAAATTTGGTGCTATATATGGAGGATTGGTCGCTGGTCATAGGGCTGACATAATGAGACATCCAAAGGTAGCAGCTTATAGGGATGGCTTCTGATGAAAATATTAGTGGTCTTCATCTTAGTAATTTTGACAGGTTGCGGAACATTTAATCTTAGTGGCTTTATAATGCCTGATGACTCTGAATTTCTCTCTATGGTAGAGGATTTAGATACACCAGAAAAGATATGTGGGTATATGGAAGAGAATTTTACCTATAAGTATCATGGATTTTATGCTCCTGACCCTTATACTCTTTGGAAGTTAAAAGAGGGAGACTGCAATGATTTCGCTACCTTTGCAGTTTTTATAGCAGATTGGCACGGATATGAAACATACCAAATACAAATATTCTTTAAAAATAATCTAATGTATCATTACTTAGGTGTTTTCGTAGAAGATGAAAAATACAATTATTCAAATAATAAAGCATACCATCCAATAGGTGTAAACACTTTTGAAGAAATCGTATCAGATTATATCAATGAATATGGTGGAGAATTAAATTATTTTAAGGTTGTGAATTAATGGCAGAACAAATAAAACCTGGAGTTAAACAAACATTTGGGATCTTTGCTCCTATTTTGGGATTGAAGCAGGATTTTCCCGTTATTCTTTTGGGAAAAACTTTCACGTCTGATAATCAAAGGTCTCATATTCAATATGGAGAAATTCATCGGGCTAAATTAGCTATTGATACTTTACTTAATAGTGAAGAGGTCAAAGTACAAACACTTGATGGTTTTCCGATTCTTCATTATCATCGTTTTGTAAGGGAATCGGACGCTAAGGAATATTTATTAGCGTTCACCAAAGCACATATTTACTATTGGAACGAAACAACTAAAACATTTGGTTTGGCAATATTCACCTGTGGTTCTAATTGTACGGAGTGGCATACTCGTACTTTTAATAATAAGGTTATCGCTACTAATAATGTAGACCTTGTTCAAGTTTGGAATCCTAGTGGAATCATTGAAACAATATCTCTTGGTTCGGGTGGAACGGGTTATACTGCATTAGATGTAATCACTATAGTCCAAGAAGGTGGTTCTCTTGGAACTGTAACTGTTAATACAGTTGATGGAGCTGGTGTTATTCTTACTTGTACTCTTTTGGCTAAAGGCTCTGGTTATTCTGTGGCTAATGGTTTAGCTGTTACAGGTGGAACTGGTTCTGACGCAACAATTAATATTTTGTTGGTTGATGTTTTTGCTCCGTTAGATACTGCAAGTGGGATCAACTACGGAACAGTAGAAGACCCAGAGTATCTTACCAAAGCTAAGTATGTAGAAGTTTATGAGAATTATCTGTTCTTGGGTTATACCTATGAAGATAGTACTTCCCTTCCACAAAATGTTCGTTGGTCAGATTTACTTGATGAGGCAGATTGGAAGACTGGAGATGCAGGTGGAGCAACAATCGGAAGTCGTGATTTTATTACAGGATTAATAAAGTATAAAGGCTTTTTAATTATCTTCAAACAGGAAAGCGTACATCAGATGTGGCTCACTGAAGCATCTGCTGATATTTTCAATAATAAACCTTTATTTACAAATTTAGGTTGTAAGGCAAGTCATTCAATCGTAATGGATGATAAAGAAAATTTATATTTCTTTGCCTCTGATAATACTTTTCGACATCTTCTTTATGGAGAGATATCTCAAACGATTGATCCCATCGTTAAAGGTATCAAGTCTTCTTTGGTTGATGGTATTAAGTCTACTTTTATCGAGGAATATGGACAAATATGGTGGGCTATACCTTACGGGGAATGTTCAGCAAATAATAAGATCATAAAGTATAAACAAGTTTGGAATCAAGAAGATACTGCGATTAATGCTTTTGGTGATTATATCAAAGAAAGCGATGCGTTATTTTTAGCTGATTTGGGTGCAGATACATCAGGTTATACCAAGAAGTTACACGATTCAGAGGCAGGTAGTAATGCTAGTTACTTCGTATTGTCTACTGACCTGACCGATAAGAAAGGACTTTCTTATTATAAGAGATTAGAGGATTTATATATTTATGTTAAAAAAGAAAGTTCGGGAACTTTAACAATCGAAATCAAGAGAGATAACGAGACTACATGGCAATCTATCGGAACGATTGATTTGACTGGAAGTGAAGATATTTTAATTCAACATCTAGCTCCAGATATTCGTGGAAAAACATTTTTAATTAAAGTTTCAAGTAATGATCATTATCGCTTCCTTGGCATGCTGTTTAAATTTTTAATTGTGGGAGAGAGATAATGGGAAGTGAATGGAACAAAAATAATCCCGAAAAAAACAAAGAATGTCAAAAAAGATATCGAGAAAAAAATCTTAAAAGAGAAAAAGAACGTGCAAGACGATATTTTAAAAAGAGATATAAAAAAATATTGGGTTATGAACCAAAAGATGGAGAAGTAGTCCATCACATAGATATGAATAAATCTAATAATAATTCAGAAAATCTGTATGTTTATAGCAATGTTTCAGAACATCTTGCAGGACATTGGAGTATAAATTATCTGATGTCTACTTTATTAGAAAAGAGTATCGTTAAATTTGAAAACGGGAGGTATTATCTTGCTGATTAGTAAATCGATTATCCTTCCTGAATGGGATAATTTAGAAGACCTTGAACAAACGAGCAATATATTAAAACAAATCACAGAAGCATTAAAAGATCACAATTTGCAGAACTACGATGACGCTGTTGCTAACTATAGAAGAATTACTACAGGTAGAATCCAGAGCCAAGATGGATTAACCTATTTTGATTTAGATAGTGGAGTTATATGTGGAGAAATGATATTTCGGGCTGGTAGTTCTGGGCTTGACAATGTAGAAGAAGCCTCACCCAGCGATTGGGATAATGCCTTTAAATTAGCTGATGCAGTAAAGGGTAGTTCAGACTTTACACTTATTAGTGGTGGAAAAATTATTACCGAATCCATTGCAGTAGGTGCGTTCAATTCAGATGTTATCGCAAGGATGTTTTCCAGTGGAGATGCACATACCAATATCGAAGCTTGGATGAAAAGCGGAGCTATAACTTATATTGATGGAGAAAAGATTTATGCAGGTTCTATAACTTTAACTGGATTAGGAACAACGATTATTGAAGGAGGTTATATAAAAACAACTCTACTTAACGTTGACTATTCAATAATAGTTGGTACAAAACCTCCAGCTAATGCAGATTATTTTGGTGGTAGTGCAGGTGCTTTGGCTTATCTAAGTGCAGTAGAAACAGCTCAATTAGGTTCAACTGTAATATATGGTGGATATCTAAGAACGGATTTAATTAAGGTTAGAAAAATATACGTTGGTGGCGGAACAGATGAGGATATCTACTTCGAAGATAGCGGAGTTAGATTATACGATGCTGGAAATCGAAATGTAATATTCTATAAATCAGGTTATGCTCAATTTACCATTAGTCTTGGTACTTATGTTTCAATTGTTTCCAATACCTCTTTATATATTACAGCTGGTACAAAATATTTTTATTTTTGTGATGGGGGAACATTACAATTACCCAATTTATCTTCTGCACCTACAGGGCATGCAGGTGATTTAACATATAACAGTGCTAATGCCCGTTTTGCTGGTTATATCGGCGGTGAAGGATGGGGACATTGGTTACTTACATCTGGTTGGTAAAGGGAGATTTATGAAATTATATTTAGAAACAAAATTAATGACTCTTGAAGATGAAGAACATGAAATCATTTTAAGAGTTAAAGATGAAGAATTTTTGGGATATGACAGGATTATAAATAATGATGTGTTGTCTAAAAATGAGGAAGGTAAATTCATAGTTAGAGAACAAAAAACTTGGTGGAATTTTCCTCTTTATGAAATTGAAGATGAGGAAATAATTGATTTTGATTATAATAAATATTCTTATTTTGCAGATACCGACAGAAGAATGGCTTTGGCATTTAAGATTAATGAATTATACAATCCTCCGAGTGAAGCAAAGATATTAAGGAGAACTTTAAAGAAAATATTAGATAATCTTGGAATAGTAGATGAAGATTTTAGAAAATATAACGATAAAGTCGAAGCAATTATAAGTAAAAATCCTAAGGGTTAATTCCTTGTTCGATTATATTCATATCATAATTATAGACAATGTATTTTAGCCAGACTACATCCCTCAATGGGAAATTATATCTGTCGGCAATTTCTCTAAAATTTGTTGTTTCTACGAAAATATAAGATTGATTATCTGAAAAGTTATACTTGTTATTTTCCTTATAAATAGCAAGATAATGATTATAACGGATATCTTTATAAAATATTGCCATTTGATAAGTTTCATAATTATGGCGATTGGCAAAAAATACACCAAAGATGGAAAAATCATCACAATCTCCTTTTCTGGTTACATATAACTGATAAGGGGTTAAACGAAAAGTATGTGGTTCAAAAGTAAAATTCTCTAACATATACTGGCAGATTTTTTCGGGAGTATCTAACTCCTGAATTAAGGCAATAAATTCTCTATCATCGGGCAAAGTAAAATTATCTAAACTGTAAAAACCACAACCCGATAGAAATATCAGTAAGAAGATTAAGGTTAAGATTAACTTTTTCATACAAAAATGATAGCACAAAATGACAAAAAAGTCAATAGGAGGTAAAAAATGGAAGAATTAGAAAAACAAGTAAGTGATATTTTTAATCAGTTTTTCAGAGAAGAACTAGGAAATAGGCTTTCACAATTTGCGTGGGCTTCCTTTCGGGAGACTGTTTTAAAGATGATTCGAGATTATAAAGAGGTGAAGAAATAATGAGACAAGCAAAAGATCCAGAATCTAAAGGTTTTTGGTCAGACCTTTGGGATAATATATGGGGATATTACGAGGAAGCACCAGAACCTACATTACTCATGACCCCAGAACAAGAACAAGCACAAAGTGCTTTGGAAGAATTAGCCTATGGCGAGCTTCCAACTTTACCAACATTTAACTTAGAAAGTCTCGAACCCTATAACATAGGATTAGAGGAAATTAAAAAAGTTTTAGGTGAGGCTTATGATCCCTTTACATCTGTGTTTTATCAGGGTTTAAGAGAGGCTTCATTAAGGGAAGAAGAAGCAGGAGTAGCCAATCTTCGGAGACGTTCTCAATTGGGACACATGTTAAAATCTGATCCAAGTAAAAGAACGGAAGCCGAGTATAGAGGTCAGATGGGAACTGGTAGAGATATAATGCTAGGCGAAATGTACGAAACAGAACGTGGCAGAAAAATGGAAATGATACCAAATTTATTAAATTATGCTGGACTTGGTGCAGACGTTGGAAAGTTTAATACACAAATAGGAATCCAACAGGCTTTGCTTCCTTATACTGCACAAGCTCCAATAATGGAA